ACTTTAAAGTTTCAACCATTTCATCTGGTGTTGCCACTTGTGATAGTAAATTTGCATCTTCTTTTGGTTTAGTTGTGTCGGCAGATACTTCCAGTGTATCACTGTCATCCAATAGTCTGAGTTTCTTTTTAAAACTATCCAATCGTGATAATCCCAATGATGCGAATTCAAAATTATGATTCTTTAATGATGCGACTATAACACCTTCATCATCATTGTAACCACGAACACCATGCTCATCAAATATTAACCCCTCAATACCAAAATTATTTGATAACCTGACAGCCTCAATTATAATATCGGTTGTTTTTTCTGATAACTTCATCCAAATAGTCCTTCTTCAAATAATATTTTCTTTTTAGTTGGTACTTTAATACCTGCGGCTGATATCATAATTTTCATTTGTTTATCAACTAACCGCTCTATCTGTGCATCCTTATCTATAATTGGTACAATATGATCTTCAAACCATTTAGGTAGTACTTGCATATCTTTTGGAACTGCGATACTCTTAAATTTACCAATTGGTTTTTTAAGGTAATATATTTCCAACTTATTACCGGATGAAATCTGTGGTGACTCTTTATCCTTGTATAATTTAAGGCACGTGTTCCAAAATATTGATGCTGCTACGTGTCCGGGCAATCGTAGGTCCGGTTCTTTGGCATTATATCTAGCAGTGTATGTTTCTAACTTAGTAATGCCTTTTGGTAGTGCTATATCACGTATGTTAGCACTTATATCCTTAAGATCATCTTTATAAAATACAATTTCTTTACCTATTATATCCCAATCTTCACCTTTTAGCAACCTCTTTATAAAATTAGTCAGTTTCAATTTTATGGCTTTAGGTAGAGTTGTCTTTTTGATTGGTACACCCATATCCTTTAATTTATCGACAGGTTTACCATCATCGTATACAACGTTTAGTATATAATACTTCTTCTTGATATAAATTCCACGATCAGATACTACTTCCTGTTCAGCCTCCATGTAACTATCATGATGCTCATCACATAAAAAATGCGTAGACATAAATGTTGGGTATGTTTCGTTTACATAAGTACATACATCTTGAGCAACTTTAAGTGCATCTTCTGGGTTGGTTTTATATGTTTTAAAGTAGATAGAGTCGGTATCACCATATACTATACTGTCAGCTTCTAAATCATACTCACCATTAAGTTTTAATGCTATAGTTCTACCCATGTGGTAAAGTACTTCACGCCCTGATAAGGTTGTTGATTCTGCTAATCTCACATCATAAAATTTAAAATACTTATTACCACATGCACCATACATTGAATTAAGTTGAATTTTCTTAATATACTGCATTCGGTCGTAATATTCAGCTTTTAAATCGTCCCCTTCTCTTTTAGCTTCTGCCATCTTTCCTTTGAATTCTTTACGTTCAGCAAACCATGTACTTAATACTGAAGGGATAATGCCATTTACGTTTTGGTCATATACCGTACCTAATGCACTAATACACCAGTTCTTTTTTAGTAAAATTTTATTCCATTTTTCACCAGTAGTTCTTAAAGTATTCCCATTAGATTCATCGATGAATGTGACCATTTGTTGTGTTAAGTGTACTATAGCATTGTATGCGATTTCCCTTTCAGCGAATTGACCTCTAATTGTTTCTGGACTTATATTTAATGATATCATTGTCATGGGATATAGTGACTTTAAGTCAACTGATGCCGTATAATCATGCATCCCAGCTTTAGGATCGATTACTGTAGCACCACTATATTTACCCATTGTTTCTTCTGGTGGGGTATGATCACCAACAATCATCCCCTGTTGATGACATGAATTTATTATTGAACATTGAGATATTTGTATAGTGCCTAAAACATCATCAATTGTACATGTATTCATGTGAGACATTTGTATAGCCAGTTGAATATATTTCTTAACGTCTTCTAGACCTTTAAGGATTTCGGTATCTCGTAGATTGTATCTCAAGAACTCTTCAAAGTCATCATTATATAGTTGATGCAATGTTCCAGTATATGATAACTTCTCCATACCTTCTAATTCATCTTCTGCGACACTTTCTAATGCATAACTAGGCTTATTGGCCATTTCAAAGTTTTTATATACTTCTAAATAGTCTAATGTAACCCTACCTTGTAATTTAAGACGTTTTTGCATTCTTCCAAACTTCTCAACTTCTTGATAGTATGGTGTACCTGCGTCAGGAAAACATAACTGATTACCGGCATTCTTTGATATAACCATATTTGCACGTTCATAAGTATATGGTACGTCAAAGAAATCAGAGTTCCACCCTGATATAATATCACTATCATAAATTTCTTGAAAGAATCGTTTTAATAAATCACGCTCATTATCAAATAATACAATTTCACCAGCAGATGTAATATCATTCGGTAAATCATTTACAGATATACCTGCCCTGCCCGTTGGTGGTACAGCAAGTACTACTGTCTTACCTGAATGGTAATGATATAATGCTATTGAATTTATAGGAGCATATGGGTTTTCAGTACTTGAGTATCCAATTTCTGGGTCATAATCAACCTCAATATCAAAAAATGTTACATTTAATTGTCCAATGTCAGCCCCTAGAAACTGTTCTGAGAGGATTTTATACATAGGTTTGATATCGGATTCATGGATATCAACTCTGGCTCTCTTGTACGCCTCGACAGCCTCATGGAAGTCTTTAGGGGTATTAAAGTCCAAACGATCAAATGTATCACCAATAATATTCGTATGTGATCCATTTTTATCAGGAATGTAGAAATAATACGGTGCATCGTAATCATGATAGCTACGACGACCATCTTTATTTCTAGACCATACTCTTACAGTCTTCCTATAATCTTTAAGTACTGCTGATATGTAAGTCAATAATTATACCGAAGCATTATCGTCTGGTAGGCCACCATCACCAAGAATGGTTTCACGTACAAGTTCAAATACACTTTGCTCTGCGGTCATTTCTTGATAGTCACCGTCATCAATAGCTTTAACTAGTTTATTGATTAGTGCTGTTGGCATTGCGTATGTTTCTTTAAGATCATCCTTAATGTCTTTAATCGCAGCTTGGCGATCTTTAATCATTTGATTCTGTCCAGAAATTTCATTAATGCAATTTTTGATCTTGTCTAATTCTTGTGGGTCACTAGGAAGTTGGAAATTACTTATATCACTCATATTATTCTCCTTATTAAGTTTTTATGAATTGTTGTAGCCGAATATTATAGCATTATTTTAGAATAATGCAAGTGGTTTAAAACCAATCTTTATACGATCCGGTATAGTCATCCATATTATACTCGAATTCACTGTCAGTAATCAAGTGACTTCTAATAATATTGAGGTTTCCTGCGGTGATATTTGTTATTGCGTGTGCAAAATTAGGGCGAGTTGGGAATATTAGCACTGTTCCACGTTCAGCGTTAAATCCAAATCCATGAGTTGGGAATTCTAATTTACCACCCCGGAATTCGAATTGTTCATCAAAATCAGTTTCATTATTATAATCATTAAGAAATGTTAAAATTGTGAAATCATAATTTTTCACACGTTGCCATACTGGTTTCTTACCACGCTTTGTGATACGCCTGTAGCCTTCAGATGTTGCTTTGTTGTTTTGGTATCCTTCAGGGTACCATTCGAACATAGGTGTTGTTTTGCTTTTAATCTTTACATCATAATGCTGCTCTATTACTGGAATTAGTTGTTCGACTATAGGTGATATCCTAATTTCAGATAAGTTGTTTGCCTTATATGTTACGGTTGGGATTCCCAGTTGGTTTAAATTTGGGCTAGTATGCTTTAAACGCTTCACCATATCTTCGCATTGTAGTGGGGATAAAACTTCCTTAACCACTATAAATGGTGATTTATGATCCATGTAAACTCCTATTAATTATAGTATATATTTATTTTATAAAATCAGACTTTTTAATACACAACTTTGGGGATTCATTGGAGCGTTCTAATACAAATGGTACATTATTTACCTGTGTTCCATTTATCTTTATATTTAGATTAACAGTTGCAACACCATTTTGCTCACATAGATTCATATGTACCATACGGTCATTAAATTCAATCCTACCAGTACCACATGCATCTTTAATAGCTTCAAAATCTTCTACAAAAAATATATTTTTATCAGAGTCTACCATTTCAAATTCAAACTGCGGTGAACCACTGAATGATTCTACCATAAGACTATTGACCAATTCAACCTTGGCAGTCTCTACCTTTGTATCACATGCACATGTTGATGATTCACATTCACAGTCTTCAGAATGGTCATGTTTTTCTTTTTTTTCTTTAAGTACAAAATTAGATTCTTCTAAGTCTAGACTGTTAAAGAAATCCAATAACTCTGTGGTATCTTTAAATTGCATTACTTATCTCCACGTAATGCCGCATTCATTCTAGATAAACGCTTTGACTGTGTTTTACGCTTAGTAAATTTACTCTTTCTTACACGTTGTCCTTTTTTCATTCTAGCAGACTTCTTACCAATACGCACACGTCTTGGGTCTTTTCGAATACCACACTTTTCAGGTGATGCTACCATTCTACCAGCTTTTGGTCCAGATGTACATCTATATTGTCTCTTAAATGTGTCACCATATCGTTTAAATTGACGATCAACCGACTCTTCAATTACATCAAAGTCAAAAGAACCTAAACGATCATATGCTTCATCAATTAGTTCATCAATTGTCTTAAGATCAGCTTCATCAACCTCTTCATTTTCTGAGACAATAATTCGCAATTCATCTATCAGCTTATAAGCTTCAAGTATTTCACTTTCAGCTAACTCAATCTCCGATAGCAGGGTCATTGCGGATTCATCTAAGTTAGTAGATTCCATAACTGTTTCACTTATCATTATGTCAGTAAGTTTCATTATATTTCACCATTCCTATTATTTTGATTATTTTGATTATTCTGATCTAAATCGTCAGGATTTTGTTCTTGATCTTGTTCTTGATCTTGTTGGGTTTTATCGTAAGTTGCCCTATTACGTGCAGCTCTTAATTTAATTTGCAGTTCACGCATCGCAAGCTGCTTCTCCTTATTCTTAAGACTCTTTGTTTCTTCACTATCACCCGGATCAATTGCATACTTTAAAGGTACAACCTGCATCTGTTTACGAACAGTAGCTACGGTATCATTAGGGTCAATTTCCATTACTATGCTTTTAAATGTGTTAGAAAATCCTTCACCTAAACCCTTTTTCTTCTTATAATTAAACTTTGCAATATTCGCTAATTCCTTTGCACGTTTTTCCTTTTCCTTTTCGGCATCCATTTCGGCCTGTGCTGCTACCATATCTTCCTGTGCTTCCATTTCCATCTTAGATGATGTTAATGCTGCTTTTGCTTGGACAGCTTTGGCCTTCTCAATTTCGGCATTAGCTTGTGCAGTTTCCTTTTCATTCTGTGACTTTAACATTCCCAATACTGATACTAGCAATGATTCTTTATCTTCTTCACCATCCCCAAAATCGTCACCCATATCTTCATCATCTGGATCAAAATCATCATCATCACCATCACCATCTTCCATGTCATCACCACCATCAATAGATGGGTCCATGTTATCGGTTTCTTCATCGCCCATATCACCTTCAGAGCCAAAGTCATCATCACCCATATCCTCATCATCACCCATGCTATCATTTTCAGGTAATGATGATGTTATTTCATCAGCGTTATATACTGCATCTTTGGGAATTGTTGGGAATTGTGCATCTATAATATTAAAATTGTCTTTAAGATCGTATAAAAGTTCAGCCAGTGATTTATTTTCACCTCGACCAGTTTTCTTATATTGCATAACATCCGCCAATGTTTGTGCTACTGTTCGCTCTAGGTCTTCACTTTGCTCGATAGGGATTGTAATTACCATAATATTACCATCATCATCCTGTACACCATATGCAATAGTGTCAGACATTTCGTGGCCAGATTCACCCTGTGCTGCTTTAAATGTGCTTGTAGCATTATCTAATTGATATTCGAAGTTGGCAGATTCATCTATCTTGTTGATTGATGATGTAAACATTTTACTTACATCTTTAGGTGCATATGCGTTCTTAACTCCTTTATAGAACTTGCCCATAAAGTCCTTAAGTGACATTCTAGACTGAGCACCATCTAAACTCCTAGAGGGTGCAACTGCTATAGAACCCGCACCAGTTGAACCTGCGGCTGCTGTTTCATCAATTTTTTTCATAATAATTCCTTGATTCCTTTACTATATTTAGCATTATTGGTCTAAATTGCTCTATTATTTGAATTGATCATTTTCAGTTAATAATTTAAATTGTATATTTCTTTCTTGACACCATAATTCAGCAGCTTTCCATTTTAATTGATTTTTTTGGTAAACCGAGTTTTCATACATTTTATTTCTGGTATTTCTAGATTTAGATGGCTTAGTTTGTTTTGCTGGTTTAATTTCAATTAGATATTTTATTATTCTTCCATCAGATATTTTACATTCCATATACAAATCAGGGTAATATTTAGCCGGTCTAATACCACCATTATTTGCTGGGACTGCATATGGTATTACTATTTCCTCGGATGACCATTTTAAAACATTCGGGTTGTTGTCACAAAACTCAAAAGCATCTAATTCCCATGATGAACGGTATACGACATTAGTATAATCACCGTCATATTTATTACGGTTTTTTACTTCATACAACCCCTGTTTCCAAGCCATAATTTACCTATATTTATAACCCTATATCACCGAATGTTATGGGAAAATCTATATCTATTTCCGGTATTTCAAGTCCTTCCGGTAATGGGTTTGTAAGTGGTGGTAAAAAGCCACCACTCTGTAATGATCCAATCGTAGACAAAACCGAAATATCTGGTATAGTATCTAATCTTCTAAATCTATTTATTAGTCTTTCAGCGTCACGTACCTTAGATAATACTCTACCCAATGTGAAGACATTTGATGCTGGGGGTGCTGTGCTCAATTCTGGTGCATTTTCTGCTCTGGGTGAGTCAATGTAAACAGAATCATAATTAAAACTCATCATAACTGTATTAACATCCGATTGTGTCATGTCTAGTTCATCAAGAGTCATGTTTGATATTTTTGGATTAATGAATTGATATTCTATATATTGAATATTATTTGGGTCATAACCTCTAGTTCCTTCAGTTGATCCCTCATCACCACGTCGTTCTAATTGTGAGTAGAACCAATGTCTAATACTAATATTTTCGATCAATCCAGATTCACCACCATCTGCAATTCCCTGTAATGGTCCGATAGAACCAGAACCACCTGCGTAATTAGTACCACCACCAAGATTAAAGTTCATATTTTGTGGACCTTCTTTCCCAGAGTATATAGTGTTTGCTTCCTCTTTACGTTTAGATGCTATTGGGCTTATTGATTTAAGATATAGTTCATACATGTTATGGGCATAGTTAGATACATCATCATAAAATGTTAATGTCATAGCACCATAGTCCATTTTAGTTGCGACTTTAGTTCGATAGTTGTAGAAATTTATATCTTGGTAATTAATTGTTGGGTTTGGCCTTGTTGCTTGTTTAAGTGCAAATGTAACTTCATCCGACATTCTAGAGTCATCTGATTTTACACCCGTAGTAATACTTTCAATATCAATAGGATTACGGAACTTAATGGTCATGGTATAATTAAATTTTAATTTAGGTCGTTTAATTGTAGCAAATTGATCTACAATATGTGGAGCGGTTTCTGGACCACTAAAATCTAATAATCGGCTTATAGCATTTCTTGGATTAGATGCTCTATTGCTATTTCCACCATCCTGTATATCAGCACGATATGATAATGTTGTATTCTTACGCTTTGCCATGTTTTTTCCTTATATTTACTATATTTATAAACAAAGAAGGCCCGTATAAAACGAGCCTTCTAATTACTATCATAACTAACTATGATTTATTATAGTATAAATCCTTCATCAGTAGAACCAGCACCACCAGTTGCCTTACCTGAAACATTATCAGGGTTGATGTTCTGGCGAGCATGGTCAAATCGAAGTGTGATAGTTACTTTAAGTGTTTCACTTGTAGTATAGTCTACGTTTTCATAGTCAATATTCTGAATAAAACATCCTTCAATGACCCAAGTTTCAACGATTGCAGTAGAACCTTCAAGTAAGTCCATACGAACAGCAAACTTGTAATCCTGACCTGCTGCGGCAGATGCCAATCGAGGGGAAGCGTTCAGACCTATAATATTCTGCTGTAGTTCTAACTGTTCCTGTAATGCTGAGGTTACGCCACCATTAATATCATCTTCAAACTGAATATCAATTGTTTCAAATACGTGCTTACCAGCAACATACACTTTAGAGTTATAACGATCTAGTACAACTTCTTCAAACTGCATTTTTGGTCGAGATGCATTTATAGCATTAGTTCTCAACGGTTCTTCATCACCAGCGATGTTCTGGAAGGTGATTGCCCACTTGTGCTTAAATCGTGGGTGGGAAACCCCACCACCATCAACACCAATATCTGTAATTAAAGCCATTTGTATTTCTCCATAAAGATTCTAATATCATAATTATTTATAAGTATTGTGCGTTGTAAATAAATTATTTTGATATTCCATCATTTTCAATATTAACAATATTCTGTATTGTTGTTTCATCTAGTTGAGGCTTTGTTCTATTTTCCTGATATTCTGGATTTAAGTACCAAAGGTTTCTACCCGCGATAGATTCATGCCATATAACAAGGTTATATCTTTCATTATTTGACCAATCTCTCAAAATTGCCCTACACTCTCCTTCAGTTACAGGTATTTTCCAGTACTTCATAGTTTTTTCATTCCATTCATATGTAAGTTCAATGGTGGAAAAGTGTCGATGAGGGCTAAACTCTAATATTTCAATCAAAGTCTTTTCCTTTTTGGGTAATAGAATTCTACGTTTATCATAAATTGCAGTTAAATCAACGGGTGCAATTTTAACTCTATTTGGGAATATGAATTCCAGAATCCATTTAATGAAATCTGTTACTACCTTTACTAACCCTGTTTCAATCACGGCGTTATCCTCATATGTGCCTAATAATATTTATAAAAATAGCACAATTTAATAGATTTATGCATTGATATATAAATACATGTAGGAGAAAAATATGAATAATTTGCGAGATTTTATAGCCACTAAGATAATTACTGAAAGTTCTGCGGAATCAACAGTTGATCTTATATATCAAAAAATGCTGGATGTCTTAGATCATGCCCATATTGATTATAATGAAAATGACATTAAATTTCATCTTGGTAGAGTTGTAAAAAATAGTTCATTTGATCTTGAATTTTGTATCCGAAAAACTGGAAATAATTCAGTTCGTATGGGTAAAAATAAATCTTCTGGTAATTGGACTATAGTGGTTGATTGTGAAGAGAATGTCCCAAGTCGAATGGAAATAGATACATTTCTATCAAATGATTCTAAAATGACCAATCAAATAAAACAAATGATACTTAAGTATGTTAATGAGTATAGAACTGGTGATGAACCTTCAAGTCGTACAAAATATGAAGATGAAACTAGAGATAATGAAAATTTCGAAGAAGTCTATGAGAAAATTATCAGTGAACTTAGATGTCGATTAGATGATTGTGAAGGGACACTTAAAGAGCTTAATAGCAATCTTGATACTGAAAATGTTAGTGTTAGAGAAACCACTAAACTTGCCATTAAAAATGTTGCTAAAGAAGCATTCGGTGATAACCTTCATGAGTTTAAGAAGGTTGTGCGGGAAGTAGTCGGGAACTATGATAAAGGTCTTACTAAGGAAAATAAAGAGAGGCTTCATAATCGTCTTGAAAGCTTCTATGACCAAAAAATAAAACCATTATTTAAATCATAAACAATATTTTAGACATAAAAAAAGGGGCTTAAGCCCCTTTTTTATTTATCCGATATATTAACGGATTGTTGCATCAGGTCTAGCTATAGTTAGATTTACAGTTACAAATTCTGTAGATGTTACTGGCTTGATAGCTATATCAATAACCAATTCACTATTTGCTATTTGTGTTGCTGCGTTATTAACTCCATCAACACGTGTTGCGAAGTCAAATAGTGCTCTACGGCCAACTAGTTCACTTAAGAAGCTATCTGTTTTAGATTTGGCATTCTGGCGAGTAATACCATCATTTGGCTCATACAGTAGATCAAAAACTCTACCACGAATTTCCCTACGAATATATGCAACCAATCGAGATACGTTAACACGATCCAACTGTGTTGATGATGATTGTGTTGTGTTCTGACTCATTAGAACTATACCACGATTTCTAACTCGTGTAAAGTAGTTTATATCAAGTGGGAATAGTGTATCAGCAATGCCCCTACTTATATTATCCTCAACAAATGTTGTTGCAGTACCTAAGTTACCAGTAACATAACCGATAGAGTCTAGGTTGTTAGCAACTGCACGTTGTGGTCCAGCAACTGCGTACCAAAGTTCAGCATCACGATCATTCAATGCAAATAGTCGCAATGCGGTAGAAGCCGCAGATGTTAAAATTTTAGCACCATCAGTGTTAGATGATAATCCATGTGGGTAGAAGTAAGCTACCAAGTTACTGAATACTTTATTGTCATTAGCCCACTCAACCATACCATTTGGTCCGGTCGGTGCACGATCAACTGGAGTATCACCAATTACAAATACTTCATTTAATTGATCTTGTGCTAGTGATAATAGCTCATCAGTAGCTTCCCAATAACCCGGAGCACATACCAAGTTATATTCGAACTGGTCAGTTCTTAGAACACTGTTTGGGTTATTGATAGCTGCTTGTATTTGCTGTACAATACTTGCTCTTCGTGCGGCATCGTTAGAACCTAATGAAGTACTGTTACGAAATTCTAGAGTGTTATCAAAATCTGATGCTGCCGCTATAAGAACACCTTCCGCTTCAGATGATGTAAATTCATCTGCAACAACTGCTCCAGCCGACCAGTT